GGGCTTTCTAAGCGCTTCCGCTCCATGTCAGACAATGGCACGGTCAGCGTGGACTTCTCCCCGCAGATAGGACAGACCCAGTCCACCAGGGTCACGTTCTCGCCATAGGTGGCCTTCCGGATGCCCAGGATCAGTTCGTCGCGGTCCCCGACCAGGCACTTCTTCAGCAGGAACTTGGTCTTAGCCTCCGGTTCGTCCCCGAAGTTGCGGACACCGCATTCCAGCAGCGTGTTGATGAAGAAGTACAGGTTGTCGGCCTGGGCCGCGCGGGACAGGGCCTCCTCGTGCTCTCCGGTCAGCTCGCGGACCTCAGCCTGGGTGATGACCTTGTCCTCGTACAGCAGCCCGCCCGGCAGGTCCACCAGACTGCTGACAGGGGCCTCCAGCGTGGGGAAGGGGGACGCTGTGTCTAAGGCTGCCTGCGCAGCGGCCGAGGCCGCTTCAGGCTGTTCGACGGCACTAATCCAGTCCTGGTCAACACCTGCTCGTGCGAGTGCTTCGTCTGCTGCTTGCGACATGTAGTGCTCCAAAGATGTGCTACGGTATTCAGTTTAGTGCAAGGTTCGATCAGGTATTGCCAGGGGTAACGGCGTCCGTCGCACCAATCTGCGTGGCGACCGAAACGTCGAAACCCTCGTGAGCCAGTGAGAGCTGGCTGATCAGCAGGGCATTGGCTCCCGCGTCCAGGTCTGACCAGGACACCGCTGTGGGCCAGGCGTTGTACACGCGGAACCAGGCCTTGATCGGGACCGAGGCCGTGGTAACAGGGTGGTCAAGCACCTGGATATCCACGATATCGCGGAAGTCCGTTCCCGGTGCCTGCGTCCCGGTACCCTGCATGACCACGAACAACTGCCGCAGCCAGTCGATATCGGGCTGTGATCCCACAGCCACCCCGTGGGACATGACGATGGGCGAGAAGTCCGCCTGCCCCGGGAGCTTCTGCGTCGTGGTGTTGAAGCCGCCCTCGCGGTATGCGATAACGTCGATCTGGACGTTTAACCCCTGGACATTCATGAAGCCCATGTTGATAGCACTGCCCCCGGAAGGGGTAATGGTCACCACGAACTTGAAGTTGCGCAGCGGGTCGGTGCTCAGGTGAGCAACAGATGACTGCTGTGTTACTGGAATCTTAACCAACCCCTATATTCAGAGACCCACTGGCGTACCGACTAGGCTGTTCACCTGGGTAGAGGTGACAGCGCCGGACTCTAGCTGGCTGATGTTGATGACGATGATCTCAGCAGGCGACCCGAGAGCCACGGCAACGGAGACATTCATGATGCCCGCCTGCGCGGCGGCTGGCGGGTTGTTGGTCGCATTACAGGTGATCTGGAATGCGTTGGCCGGATTGGTGCTGGCCAGCAGCCCGGCCTGAGTCTGCTGATTCATGTACACCGTCAGGACGGTGGTGACGTTCTGCCACAGCGTGGGATCGTTCGGCTCGAAGAGCGCGAAGTTGGTCAGGTACACCAGGTCGTGCGCGAGCTTGATCAGCACGCGCTGCACCGGGATGAACATGTTCGGGTAGCCGGTGGCTAGGGTCCGGGCACCGAAGGCGCAGAAACCATTCCCCGGAATCTGCTTGATGGCATTGATGTTCAGCGGATTCAGGGTGTTCAGGTCGGTGGGCGTGAAGTAGACCTCCAGGCCCAGGCAGTCCAACTGGCCGTAGGAGGTACCGGCCGCCACCTGCTGCACCCCGACCATGTTGTCCACCGAGGAGTAGAGACCCAGCATGGCCCCGGACGGGGGAACGTACCGGGTAGCGCCAGGCTGGGTGGATGAGGGGTCCTGCACGAGCAGGTAGGGCGCGTAAAGAGCCGCGTAGCTGGAAGGGTTAATGGCCGAGCCACCCGTTAACAGTCCCGCGTAGGAGGCCGCCACCGAAGCGCTGGTCTCTCCCAGGACCGGGGCCGGGCCGTCTACCAGCACGAAGGTGTCCTCGCGTGCGGCAGCCCAGGCGATGATGGTGTTCAAGGTGGCGTTGCTCTGCACGCCGGGCAGGTTCAGCAGCAGGGCCTGCGCCTGGAGGAACTGGTCACAGGAGATGGGCACCACAGTGGCCAGGAGGGGCGCGGTGGTACCGTCTGAGCCCGTCGCAAGAGCGGTCGGGGCGATCAGTGCGAAGTCCGATGTGCCCGCGCCGTAGGTAAAGGTGGTGTTGGTGATGCGAACGTAGTTGGAGCCATTGACCGGAGAGTTGACAATGGTCTCGATGTACCGGGAGCTAGCCGGGTTGGCGCTGACGGACAGGAAGGTCTCCACCAGGTAGGCCCCGGTGGTCCCGCCGTAGTAGACGTTCAGGTTAACCTGAGCAGCAGAACCGCCCGCGATTATCTCAACGTATACGTTGTTCCCCCACGCGCCGGGCGAGGACGCATTGACGGTGAACAGCACCGAAGAGCTTAGGTCTTCCAGGGCCAGCAGGGCGGTCACGGCGTCGGTGTTCGCGTACCGTGAGATGTAGCAGCCGGTGCCGCTGTTCTGGAAGTAGGAGTACACGGCGTATGGCAGCATGGAACCAGACGGTGCGGTGGCAAAGGTACCGAACAGGTTCTGGTAGACCTGCCACGAAGAACAGAAGGTAGGAACGGTCGGTCCCTGGTTGTGAATGGCAGCGAATACCGCCGTTGCCTCACCGGGAATACCGGCTGCGGTCACGGTCAGTGGCTGGAGCTGCTCAGTAACGTAGATCCCTGGCCGCAGGTAGTTAGTCGTCATTCGACCTTGCTCCTCTTGACTGCACGAGCCCGCTGCCGCCTTGGCACCAGGACAGTAGAACTGGGCTGGACTGTTCCGTCAGGCAGGACAATGCCTTCCGTTCCGACGTTGTAGGCCACGGGCGGCCCGGTTGACATGATCGCCCTGTTCATGGCGACCTCTTCAGTGGTGAGGTCCAGCGGGCTGGCGTAGCAGCCGAGGTCTAGGAATATCTCAGTAACCGGCACGTTCTGGTAAATCGCCGGGATGATCTCCGAGCAGACTCTTACGTGATAGACCGCACGGAGCAATCGCTTGTTGTCTTTGTCCTTACCGTATTCAATTTCAGGTCCGCCCATCAGGAGCATGGTCCTGATCGTTCCGTCTTGCGGGATACCCAGGTATCCGAAGTGGTACGGCAGGTATGGTTCTGTTGCGAGCTGAGCCATTAATGGCTGTAAGTGACCAGCCATCTTCCTACAGTATATGGTGACCTGGTAGTCAAAATTGTAAGGAAGAGGGAAGTACGACCAGTACGGAGAGTCACCAGGACTGAAGAATGGCATGCCCTCGTAGGTGTCGGGGTAGACGTACACCCCGTTCTCGGCCTGGGCTGGCCACCAGGGTGTGTAGCCCTCGGGGGCGTACGGGAGCTGGCAGTAGCCACGGTGCTCACGGGAAGGGTCGGGGAATAACCCGATGTGCTCGATGATGATGGTGGGATAGGTGAGAGTAGCCAGCTCATCCTCGGGAAGCCTGAAACGGACCGGCACAGGCCGACTCGCGTTGTTGGCATCGCTAACAGTCAAGCCTTGCAGCTTTAGCTTGGGTTGCTAAAGCGCCATATCTTCATTGTAGACCCATGGCACTTGTAACCACCCCCTCAGACGACAACAGGTACGTTGCCGCTGCTAGCAGTCGGGTAGGATTATCCCGGCTCCAGCCTAGGGTGCGGTTCAGTGGTACAGGCATGTACGTACTCCGGACACCATCTCAGGTGTCACAATCTTCTCATTATTCGCGGTTGTACTTCTATGCCCCCAGTATACATGTTAGGACCGGTTGATCATGGTAGGTAGTTGCTGGTACTCCCGCACCAGTAGCCACCACCCGCAGGCGCGGACCCGACCCAGGTCTTGAGATAGCCATTGGGGCAGAGCGGTCCGTTAAGGCTGTGCGCGAAACCTGCTAAGGCCAGGTCCAGCAGGTTCACGTAGTACCACTGGTAACCTTCGACGTAGGCAATGGCCAGGCCGGGATGGGCGCAGCCGAATAGGTTGATGAACTGGTGGTAGTATCCAGATCCGCTGATCGTTCCCTTGGTACCGCAGAAAGAGGACCAGCAGGTGTACTGGCCCTGGCCATCGGTGTTGTAGGGGGCATTGTTAGTGCAGTGCCGCAGCTTGATGTCGGTGCACATGCCTAGGCTGTTCTGGAAGCCGATAGGTATTCCCCACGGCGAGGTGTTGGCCGTATTACACTGCTCAACGCGGAAGCACGGTGACGTACAGGAGTTACGGGACGGCGGGCTGCCCGCATCGAAATAGCAGTTGTCGATCAGGTGATCGGTGCAGCCGTAGAAATGGCCGACCGGGCTGAGCCCGTCGTTGAAGGCATGCACCTGGAAGTCCCGGAACACTACGCCCTGAGCGGCAGCGAAGATGAACACGCTGCCGGTGGTGTTGCAGCCGTGCCAGACATCCCAGATCCCGCCAGTGATGGTGAACGGACCGGGGTACAACGTGCTGCTGGTGAAGTTGGTGATCAGGGCATGCGGGGCGGTCGTGAGCTGGATGCGGCGCAAGATGGCGTTGGGCGCGATCCACAGATACACCCCGGTCTGCATGACGATGGGAGAGGCGAGGCAGAAGGTGTTGTTGGCGACCCCGGCCACGCCCAGCCACACGATGCCGCCGCCATTGGTGGCGCAGGTGGAGATAGCCGTGTTGATGGCCGGGGCACAGTCCATTACGCCGTTCGTCGGCACGGCGAACTGGTTGACCGCGTCATAGAACGATATGATACCGCCACCCGCGATAAGGTCGGACGGGATCTTGCCATTGACGAGCTGGACGAATCCGCTTGGCGGCGTGTTGGTGCCAGTGGTGATCATCGAGATCTGGCCGTTGGCGTAGGCGCGGTCCCCGTGCGGGTCACCGCCCGCGTCGATAAGCCCGCCGAATGGCTGGGCCGCAGGCATGTTAGCGGCGTGATTCTGAATGGCAATCGCTGTCTGAGCAAGCGTAGCCTCGTCGGTCTCAAGCTGGCCGTTCAGGATGGTGCCCCATCCGGCCTCACCTATGGATGGTAGTCCCATCTAGTCCTCACCCAATACGTTGTCCGGACCGCCCTGTGACCAGGTAGCGAACTGCGGATCATCCACCAGCTCGTCCGGCTTCATCTGTGAACCGTGCAATGACACAATTGTACTGCGTTCCTGAATCTGTCCCCGTGCGGCCAGGGTGACAATGCGGTAGATTTTGCGCTTGTACAGCACCCGGTCATTCATGTAGGTGCCATTCTCGATGTCGGCCATGGCCATGCCGGTACCGGTAAAGGTGGCGAATGAGATAACGGCATCGATACTGTCGTTGTAGTACATGCCATACTCGCCGTACTCATTGGCACCGGGGATATGCGTGACGTGCTGGCACGGCAGGTTGAACGGACCGGTGTACTGGCGGCCGACTCCGGAGGCCTCATCGTAGACGGGGTCCATCTGGCTGGCCGAGGAGTCGAACCGGTAGTACCACAGGAAGTCCCCGGAGGTGACCCGCCAGCCTTCCATCGCGTGGAACATCTTGGAGGTGGCCCAGTTGGAATTGAACCTCGGGCTCTTCTTGAAATCTAAGCGAGCGATAACTCTTCACTGCCCATTTTGGCAAACTCCCTTTCAGCCATATGCATCACTGTATTTGGCTCCCGCTCCCAGCGCCGAACTGCTGCGGGTTGAGCTGTCCGCTGCTGCCAGACTCATCACTCTCATCACTGGGTTCAGGGTTATCATCGTCCGGATCGTCCCAGCTATGCGTGAAGCGGTTGTCATTGTAGCCCGAGGTCGATGGATCACTGGTGTGCCGCATGTACTTGTACCCGAGGTCGGTGGCGATGGCCAGCCGGTGGCCGCCGTTGGCCAGCGCGGCGGTCGGACCTGGGGTAGCCAGGATGGGAGGCACGGTGGTGCCCTTCGGCCCTTCCCGGGCCATGGTCTCCTTGAGCGCGCCATAGTCCTCGGTGTCGCCCTGGTTGTTGGCCACCTGGTCGCGCTTCATGTCGATCAGGTCCGACATCGAGCCCGCGCTGTCCAGGGGGGCTAGCTGGTGGATCTTGTGCATGCTCATGAACTGCTGGGGTGACAGGTAGGCACCCGAGCCCTTCTTGCCTAGCGGGGTGACGCCCTCGCTCGGGTCCATTTCGGCATAGCTCATGACTGGCTCCCGCTCTTGGCATCCTGCGCGCTCATAGAACACTTCCATTGAACGGCAGATGCTCATTCAGCACACGGAATCCAGAGGACCGCTTGAAGTCCTGAGCGGTCATAGCGGCATCATATTCCACACCGGACTTGGCACACCAGAGGCGTCTTCATCGCGGCGGTCGATCTGCGGCAGGCGGCGTACCGGGTAACGATGGTCGTCGTACTCCCGCTCGCGGTACAGCGGCACCAGGCGGTTGGTCGTACGGCTGACCCGGCGTAGCTGGAGCACCTCGATACGGTACATGCCTACGCCGAGCTGCCCGCACTGCGTCTCGTAGAACTGGCTAAGTGCTTCGATGTGCGTCATCAACTGGCTGTACATGGCCGCGTAGTTGATGTTGGTACCCTCGACCGTATCGATGTTGATGTTGGTGGAAAGGTCGGTGGCCATTATCCACAGGCAGTTGATGTCGGACAGGGTGACGACAAGCTTCTCCTCCATGACCGGGAGGTTGTGCAGATCCTTGGGCATGTCCCGGTAGTCGATGAAACCGTTCGCGTCACGGTAGCGCTCGGAGATCGTCTGGCCCTCGCAATGCTGGCGCACCGAGTCATGGATGATGGAGGACAGGTCGTTGTCGGTGAACATCCCCCACGCCTGACCGGAGATGACCATGACGGCGTTGTTGGGAATCATCGTGGAGGTGGTGACCCCGCCATTGATGGAGTCCAGTGCGTAAGTCATGACGTTCTGCCAGTACCCGCTAGGCGTATTGGTGGTCGGGGGTGCAGTGTTGTCGTTGGCGATCAGGCACTGGAAGTAGTTGCCGTTGTAGATGACACCGTCGCCTATGGTGTAGCTGTTCCCGTAGATCCAGGTCGGGTACAGGTTGGTGCCGCTGCTGGAGTCGGATGCGGTGCCCGGCTCGATCTGCGGGTAGACGACATAGGTGCCCTCGGCGGCCTGGTACTGGAAGATCAGGTTGACCGGGTTGATGTTCTGTAATGGCAGGTCGAAGTACAGCGTCATGCCATCGGCCGTGGCGCTGGTGTTCAGGGCCATTGGCGGGTCGCCAATATCCCGCCGTACCTTGGCAATACAGTTGAACATCTTCATATATATCAGCTTACCGTGATCAGGCAGTCATTGCTATGTAATGCCAGGCACCAGCCTCGTAGATGTACAACCGTGAATCAGTGGTGTCATACACCGTGGGCACACCGCCCGTCTCGGCTGTAGGCGTCCCGGTCGGAGCGCCCGCGCAAGTAGGCAGGTAGGCGAATCCGGTAGTGGCAGTGGTGGACAGGACTGCGCCCGTCGTCGCGGGGTGAACGTGCCCGGCGTCGGCGGCCAGCCCGGTTGAGCCCGCCAGTGCGGCCGGGCCTGCGGGCAGGAGGTTCGCTGCGGTGGCATTCAGCGTGGCATAGGCTTCATAGGTGGCGAAGAATGCGTCGCTGATCAGGAAGGTGGAAACTACTGAGGAAGGGCCTCGGACTGCACACCGGAGGCTGGTGGGAGTCGTGGCCCCGGTGGTGATCGTGGTCGTCAGCAGGGTCCAGGTGCCGGGAGCAGGATTAATGGTGGTTGAATACGGGCCGTAGATGCCGTTGGTAAGGTCTTCACAGATGATCTGAAGGGCCTGGCTGCCAGCGGTCAGCTTCACGTAGACGCTGAAAACGTAAACAGTGCTTGCCGCCATGCCCGAGGTGAGTGAGTAGCGCACGCCCTCGTAGAAGGTTGAGCTGGTTGTGACAATCTGGCCGCACGTCCCGGTACCGTCCGCCGAGTCCCCGGAGTATGCAGTAAGCGTGGCACCTGCGTTGATGAAGTTCGTTCCGCTGGCGGATGTGGACCACCCGGTGGTGCTTCCCGAGGCGAAGTCCGGGTTGGTAATCAGGTTGGCCCCGTAGGTGGCCGCAGGATGAACGTGCCCAGCGTCCGCGAACTTGCCGGTGCTGCCTGCCGCCTGGGTGCCTAGTGGCGCGATGTCGGTGCCCGTGGTGTCGGGGGCAACCAGTACGCCGCCCACCTCCAGCGTGCCTGTCGCGTACTGCATGATCCCAGCCGCCGTGGGAACCATTCCGTACCCGGTTCCGTGTTGTGGTACGTCGATGATCGCGCTGGCCGGAATCGTACCGGCAATAGGACTAGCAAGACCGAAGTAGTTGCTGACAATGGTGACGCCGGTATTACTGGTGGTCGAGCCGAAGTTGATACCCGAGGTGGTGGCGAATGAGTTGCCTGCGATGTAGATTCCGTCGCAGGCACTCGCGCTAATCGTGATGCCGTACACGCCAGTGTTAGCCCCGATGTAGTTTCCCTCAATGACCAGGCCGGTGCCGAACCAGGAGATCTGCGAGCCGGTGGAAGCGGTGATGTCCCCCATCCAGTTGTTGAGGAATGAAGTGCGAACGTGTTGTTACTGATCATCCACACCTGGCAGCCATCCTGGATGTGGGTGCCATTATCGTAGAAGTAGCAGTTGTCGATTGTTACCTTGTTGGTGTATGACCCGGAAGTGTTCATTCCGAGAATGCCGATGACTCCACCGAAGAAGTAACTGTCTATGACCTTCATGGAGTTGGCATGGTTCAGGCAGACCAGGGCAGCGGCGTACGGGCTGATACCAGCGGAGCCGACGTAGCAGCGAGAGATAATGCCGAGCGCGGTATCGCTGCTCGTCCCGGAGTAGTCGATCAGGTACCCGGTGAAGCCGGTGTTGTTGTACTCAATGAACAGGTTCTCGAACACAACGGCCTGCGAGCCGGTGGCGTTAATGGCTGAAGTGCTACCGGTACCGGTGTACATCAGTGACGTGTTCGTAGCCCCGGATGCCGAGACGGTGCCCATAATCTTCACGTTGACCGCGCCACCCAGGTTGATCTGGGTGATGAAGTTGTACTGCCCCGGTGGGACCAGGACGATACCATGCCCGCTGGTAAGCGCGGCAATGGCTGAGTTAATGGCTGGGCCATTGTCGGAGGACGAGGTGGAAGCACCATAGGTAAGGATGTTCACCACCGGGCCGTACAAAGCAGCGGTTGCACCCAGGTCAGCGGCGCTGGCCACCTGGTAGACGGTGTAGCCAGTGGTATGGGTGACCGGAGTGGTGCCTTCCGCCCCCCTGGTGATCGTCCAGGTGGTGCCCGAGGTATTGGTGACGGTGATCAGCTCGCTAGGTGCTGCCGGGTCCGCTA